TGTGACAGCTACTGATAAGACTAATTTTTATACTGATGTTGCAAATAATTTAGCTATCACAGTTGGTTATACAGCAGATAACTATAGAGACATCACAGCTGATGATAACAAAAATTGGTTTTTAGATGTAGCAAATAACTGTTCAATCGCAACTAAAAATAATTATTATTTGGGTGTAGGCGTTGATCATACAAACGAAAGACAAAAACAATCATCAGACGCAAGTAGTTTGTTTATAGATGTAGTCGGAGATATGGCTACAAATGTTGAAAAAAATTCTGTCACACGAATTAAAGGTAATCATACACATAAAGTGTTAGGCAATAGCAGAATGACTGTAAATTATAGTCTAGACATGGCTGCTATGTCATTAAATATTTCAACGCTGACTGGTACTAAATTTAATAGCGATGTGACGGTAGGTTCTCAAAATGCTAACTATAATTTATATGTAAACGGATCGTTAGGCACTTCGAAAGGTGCATCGGGTTCATTTACTACACCGACTGGTAGAACAGTCACGGTTGTCAACGGAATAGTAACGAGTATCGTATAATGTCTTTTCAAACAACAGTCGATTCTATCAACGAAATGAAAGCAGAGCTCGAGAGAGCTACTGGTGTAACAACAGTTGAAAACCCTGATGGTACTACTTCGAGTGTACCAGGTGAATTTAGTTGTGAAAGACTCGAATTATTATTAGACGAACATGTATCAGCGGTCACAGATGTACTCGATGAAAAAACAGCAGAAATTGCTGAAATAATGTCAAAATATGCACCAATTATGTCTATACCCAGCGATCCTTTAAAAATTATTGGATGGGCTAAAAAGGTAGTGACTGGTATGGTCGATCCTCAATTAGCTGCAGCAATTCAATTAGCGATAGAATTAGCTCAACTTGCTGGTGCGTTAGCGGGTCTCGCTTCAGCCGTAGCTAGCGCTGCTACTCGATTAGCTGATTGTATAGAGAGTGAAATCAGAGGAGCGCTTGATGATATTACAAATAGTTTGATGGAAAACGCAACAAGTTTATATGATCAAGCTACATCAATATATGAAGATATTCGAGATGACGCGCTCGATGCATTGGGTTATAATGAACTATTATCTTTATCAGCTGACGTACAAGCACAAATTGGTGAGCTTGACACAGCACTCGCAGACATAGGCGACGCTACGACAAGTATACAAGATTCTATTGATGATTTAGATGATATTCAAATACCGGCATAAATAGTAATTAAAAGAGAAAAACATGGGCATCAAAACAGCAAAGAAAAATCAAGAGTATGCACTTGTATCTCGTAGCCGAGATATCTACAGCGATTTTAATCATATATTTTTGCCTCATCCAAATACAAAACAGATAGCTCGAAAAACAAATGTCGACGCTGTTAAATTGGCTATACGTAATATTGTGTTGACAAATAAATATGAAAGACTACGGAATCCGGATTTTGGCGGAAATATCAAAAGATATTTGTTTGAGCCAATGACTCGTGATACAGAAGTAGAAATACAATATGACATAAAAGAATTAATAGAATTGTATGAGCCACGAGCTCGAGTTTTTGAAGTTATAGCAAACTCTTCTCCCGATGAAAATTCTATAAATGTCAAAATAGTATTTGGTGTTATTAATTCTTCACAGCAACAAGAAGTCGACCTCACACTTTATAGAGTAAGATAAAATGGCAACTACTAGTAACGACCTTACAACACTCGATTTTGCGGCAATAAAACAAAATCTAAAAGAATATTTAAAATCACAAGATATTTTTCAAGATTATGATTTTGAAGGATCAAACATTAATGTTCTTTTAGATGTTCTTGCATATAATACAAATTTAAATTCATTTTATTTAAATATGCTTTCTAATGAAATGTTTCTCGATTCTGCTCTTCTCAGAGATTCTATTGTTTCTCATGCAAAAGAATTAAATTATGTACCTCGATCGTTTAGATCTGCTACCGCAAAAATCGATATTACGCTAAGAGATAGTTCTGGTTCTGGTGACGTTATCATACCTCGCGGCACAACATTTACTGGCACATTGGGTCAGAAAAATTTTACTTTCTCAACTATAGAAAATGTACAAGCTATAGTTAATCCAGATGTCGAGAATGAATTTATAGCGACAGGAGTAACGATTAAAGAAGGAGATTTTGTTCAAGATACATATGTAACAAACGCGGCCAATCAACCAAGATTTTTAATTACTAATAAAACAGCAGACACAAATAGTATTAGAATTAGTGTAATTGAGGACAATGGTGAAAATGTTATCACGTATGAAAAAAGAGATAGTTTGTTTGGTATTGGCTCCGAAGATCAAATATTTTTCTTGCAAGCCGCAGAAAATGATACTTATGAAATACTTTTTGGAGATGGTGTTATTGGTAGACAACCAAAAAATAGTTCTATTGTATTAATAGAATATAGAATTTGCAACGGAGAACTACCAAACGGGATAAGAACATTTACTGCTGATAGCGATATTGGTTCAGCATCTGTATTAAATGTTTCCGTAACTGTTGAAGATGGTTTTGAAAGATCTGCTACTGGTGGTTCTCTTCCAGAAACTCTTGAAGAAATTAAATTTAATGCGCCTCGAGCATTTTCTACACAAGAAAGAGTAATTACTGCTCAGGATTATGCAACGTTGCTTAAAGCAAAATTTTCAGAGATTAATGACGTTGCTGCATATGGTGGCGAAGAATACGACCCTCCTCAATTTGGTAGAGTTATTGTTGCAATCGATTTAAAAAATACAGACGTTTTACCTAAGAGCAATCGAGACGAATATGCACGATTTTTGAAAGACAAAAGTCCATTATCTTTGCAACCGGTTTTTGTTACACCGAATTATTCTTATGTGATGATTGATACTACAGTAAAATATAGTATCACACAAACATCATTGGGCATCGATGATATGAAAAGCTTGGTTCTAGCTGCAATACGTAATTTTAATTTTAATAATTTAGAATCATTTAATGCTACAATGCGATATAGTAATCTACTCACAGCTATCGATAATGCGCAATCTGCAGTATTAAGTAATGATACGAAAATACAAATAGCGAAATACGTACCGATTTCTCCTCTTGTACGCACAAATTATAATATCAAATTTGATTCACCCATTTCAGCAGTAATAACCGACAATTTCATCTATCAGGGTGTCGATTCTTATATCGGTGATAATGGCAACGGTGTTTTAAATATTATCAAATCAAATGGAGAGATAATCGAAGTTGGTTCGGTCGTATATACGACCGGCGTAGTTAGAATCGATGATTTCGAAGTGAGTACAAAAGCCAATTTAAAAGTAATAGCTACACCGAGCGGAGCAGATATCGTAGCTAGTAAAAATACCATACTTAGAGTTTTAGATAATGATATTAAAATAACGATTACACAGGTCACTGAGTAATGGCTTTAGATATTGAAAAAAATATTAGTCATCTGGTTAAAAACCAGTTTCCTGACTTTTACAAAGAAGAAGGAGAGATGTTTATTCTCTTCGTCAAAGCTTATTATGAATGGCTTGAAACAAATCAATTCTATGTAGATAGAGATGGCGACGGAATAAAAGAAACTCTAGTACAAAACCCCGCAAATATATTATATGAATCTCGCAGACTTGCAGATTATAGAGATATCGATAATACAATTGACGATTTTATCATCGATTTTAAAAACAAATATCTTCCCAATATACAGTTTAATACTGCAACTAATAAACGTTTGTTTATTAAAAATGCACTAGAATTTTATAGAGCAAAAGGTACTGAACGTGCTGTTGATTTATTCTTTAAATTAGTTTATGGAATCGAAGCTGATGTTTATTATCCTGGAGACGATTTATTTAAGTTGTCAGATAATAGTTATGAAGCTCGTAGATATATCGAGATAGTGCCAAACGAAAAAAATGTGCAATTCGTAGGTCAGAATGTATTTGGTAAAACAAGCGGTGCAACAGCTTTTGCAGAAAAACTAGTGAGAACTAGAAAGGGAAGTTTAAATATCGATATATTATATCTCGCTGGTTTAGATGGCTCGTTTCAAACTGGTGAACAAATAGAACAAAAATCGCTCGATGGCGCATCAGATCTGAGTAATTTAATTGTTGGTTCACTATCACGTTATGAAGTTTTAACTTCAACAAAAGATTTTTCAATTGGAGAATTAGTTAAAGTAACTGATGGCCAAGGTAAAAATGCAAAAGGCGTTGTTTTAGAAACACGAGATGCTGTTGGTATAGTAGAATTTTCTTTTGATGGAGATAAACGTGGTTGGGGTTATGGACCAGATGCTTTAGTTATTGGATCTGATAGAGTAATAGAAACAGGTCAAATACATTTTACTAATACAGATTATTATTATCATATAGATCCTTTTAAACAATTTGATATTATAAAACAAGATCTCGCTGTGATTCTTGTTGACGGAGATGCAAATAATGCTACATCTATCGCCGATCTTGAAATAGGTCAATCGATTTATGCTACAGCAAATGATGATGTAAATGATACAATTGTTTTTGAAGGATTAATCGTAGATAAAAATGAAATTTTCGATCAGATTATAATTAATTTTAATGCTGCCGCTTACACAAATGCAAATACAAATATAATTGAAGATGATAACGGCCGTCATTTATTTAGTATAAATGGTTCTAGTAATAATATAACGACTTTTTGGGCAAATAATGCAAGCGGAAATAATCAATTAATTGCTGTTGAACCCACAACTAATTCCGTATCTGGTATAATCGATGCTTCGATCACAGCAAATGTAATCGGTATATCTAATACATTTACTATTGAATATACACCGGATAATCTTTCAATTATTTCTGGTGGAGATGTATTAGTACAAGAATTGCCTAATACAAATCTCATATATACAACAGTTACAGTCGCGAATACTTTCTCTAATACAGAAACTAATCGTTATTTTATGAATGTCGTCAGAAAATCCGGCTTTCCTCGAACAGATAGGCCGATGAAAAGATTGATAGATGGCGTTATACTTCCTACTGTAGCGATATCAAATGTTTCAATTGGAGTGATTGACGATGTTGTATCTTTATCAACAGGAAATCCATTTAAAAAATTAGCTAATACGTATTCAGCTAATACTCAATTAGGATCATATTTTCCTGGAGGATCTGGTGTAAATAGTTATACATACACAAAAAAGGCTTCATTTATTGGTCCGTCGAATACACGTGAAGATACTGTTGATTTGTTTTATTATGAGTCATTAAATTTTGATGGCGAATTAATGAAAATTAACACAGCAAATTTAGAATTAAAAATAGATGAGACTGCTTTAATCGACGCAACTAATAGTGGTACGTCAGATTTTACTTATATTGCAAATGGTAATGTAATTGAATATTCTAATACTTCTCTAGAAGCAGCATTAAATTATACACAAGTTGCTATACCGGCAGGAAGTTTAGAAACAATTGTTACTACAAACCCAGGCGAAGGCTATGGTGCTGATCCTATTTTCATTGTATATGAGCCTCGAGCTGCACATCTAGAAAGATATGATTATTATATACGGTTTAGATCCGAAGGCGAAGAAAACGATCTACAGAAAAATTTTACTATAGGAGAAAAAATTACTACGACTGGAAAATTAGCAGAAGCTAGAATTACAGATATTAATCTATTGAGAAGAGAATTGATATGTACTAGATTAAATCTTGCTAATGAATATGACGTTGCAAATACTGCAGTAGAAGAAAGCAATTTTCATACTGAAGACGACTTTAGACATGGAGATTTGATCACTGGTTCAATTTCAGGTATTAGTGCTATCATCGAAGAAGTTAATGAAATGAGAATGCAACCAAGAACTGGTGTCAACGCTTCTATCAATTCACCTGCACTTTCTGGTTCTGGTTTTGCAACTCATGTAAATGTGTATGATTCTGGATTTGGTTATTTTGGAAAACGTTTTTCGGTTGTTAGCTCTACA